CTTGCGATAGACGCGCAGGGTGTCCGCACTCATTTCGACACGGACATCCCTGTCGCCCATATTGATTGTTCTTTCCATCTTCTTTCCCCCTTAGATGGATCAGCCGTTGCTGGTCGGCTTGGTCACGCTGGAGAACCAGTTGGTATAGGCCGTACCGGTCTGCTCAACGTAGCCCTTGACGATGTGATCGCTGCCAGGCACTGCACTGATGGTCATCGTCTCGGTTACGGGCTCGATGGACTCATTGGTGGTGTTGGATGCGATCGTGGGCCTGGTGGCGATGCAGTTATAGAACGCATAGCGAGTGTGATCGGCGTCGCCGCTGAACTCGAACAGCAGAGCAAACTCGACCGGCTGCACGTTGTCGTATTCAGCCACTACGCCGTTCGTTCCGGCACTCTCGCCGAAGATGGCCTGCAGGAAGGTCGCAGGGAACTTAGCCATCTCCAGATCACCCTCGTAGCCCTGGTTGCTGGATGCCTGCCAATATACGCCGTTGTCCGCGTAAAATTTGGTAAGCTCGCCCTGCGGCTCCATGCTGATGGAGACCGCGCCGGGGATCGCCACGGGGGTATTGTACGGAGTGGAAGTGCTGCTGGACTTCGTGGCATAGTACACGTTGTGCAAGCCGTATTTAACTTTTGAAGGGTTAGCTGGCATTTATAGTCACCTCATAAATGGATTGGTAGACCTTCTCATCGTTGAGATACGTTTCCGTCTTGTCCCAGAAGAGCATGTTCGCTTCTAAAACGGCTTCGAGACTGGATTCTGCGCTGCCTTTTTCCCTCTGGAACAGGAAGATGTCTACGTGCGTAAACGGTGAAAAGACCTTATTGTCTGCCCCGAAGTTGGTAGTATAGGCCACCTCATACGTGATATTCGGCAGGCCCGGTCTCTCATCATCGGGGAAGTAAGCGTAAGCCACCGGAAGGCCGGTGGCTTTGAGTACAGTGTGAAGTTCGGATAGTGTCATAATGTCCTCTTGATCTCGCTGATCAGTCGTTGTTCGGCTCTTTCCTCAGCCGGCCTGATGTGAGGCCTTGCGTCCACTCGTGAGCCGGAGTAGGTGCCCCACAGCCACTTTTCATGCCCGTATTCCAGCAGATGTGTCAGCTGGTACTTGGTAGAGTAAATGGTGTAACGGTTCTCTTTGGCGGAGTAGTAGGAAAGCTTCTTCCTCCAGCTGCCGGCGTACTTAGAACCCTTGAAGACGGTCGCGTTATTGGAAATATCCTGACGGCATTCCTCAGCGGTCTTCTCGACGGCCCGTTTCGTTGCAGCGGTCGCCTGGGCCTCATAGTTCTCCAGCTCTTTCATGACCGCGCTGGCCAGGTCGTCGATCTTGATACTCATGACCCTGCCCTCTTCTCCAAGTAAAGCTCCAGCTCGTCCGTGTCGCGCTTGTAGGTCCTATAGATGGTGTAGTCGGTGCCGCCTACGACTTCTTGGCCGTCGATGGAGCCGCCGATATTGACGCGCTCCTCGCCACAGTAGTCGTAAGCAAAAACCGTCACCCTATACTCCGGACGGATGCCGTTCTGTCCGCCGGAAAACCATTCCGATCCGGTCACGGATGAGATGTTGCAGTAGATCTGTCTTGCGTGGACTGTCGGTATGCGCTGTCCTATCGCGTCGACCGTGTAGGTGTCCTTCAGGAGGATGATGACGTTGCTGCGATCCATTTACTCACCCCAATTCGTGAAGCCGGTAGTGGTCATCAGCTGGCCCAGCTGCTCGTCGAAACTGGCCTTCAGTCTGTCATAATCCGAAGGCTCGCCGAAGTTCAGCCGGACATAAGTGATCAGGCATCGCTGCACCAGTGGATCCACGAGCTCCGTGTTGTCGACGGTCTGCGTGACTGTTACGCCACGCGTCTCCAGGTTCCTCGTGCCTGCATCAAGCAAGTCGAGGATCTCGTTGTCAAACGCGCTTGTTACGACCCTTAGTGCTACCTTTGCTTTTTTGAGCAGTTTTGCTCTGTTGTTTGTCGTCATCTTTCTTCTCCTCCGCAAAGCCCTGGACGATCATGCCTTTTGCAATATCGTCCGGGAGCTCTGCCTCACCTCGTTTCACAAGACCCGTTTCAGTGGAATAGAACGGGATCCGCACTATAACCTTCATTTTTCCCTCCTGTAGCTCTTCCAGTAGAGGTCATTCACGATGGCCTGTCCTACGTGGCCTACCACGAGAGAGGTGTCACACATGATCTTGTAGCCGCACTCCCTGGCACGCCAGCAGAATGCGAGGTCCTCACCCAGCCCTTGCATGGGCTGGAACATGGTGCCAAACTTTGCCTGGACACTCATCAGCACATCTACGGACATCATGATGCAGCCGAAGCCGCACCCGGCCACCTCGATCAGGCCGTTGTCCGGCAGCTCGGTGAAGTCTGACCAGGTCGCCCGGTTCTCACCATACTGCAGGGTCTTAAACAGGACCGGCGAATATGGTGCCACACGGCGGAAATAAAGCCCGGTCAGGATGTCCAGGTCGTTGTCCTTCATGGTCTTGTACATCCGCTCCATGGTGTCCGGATCGAATACCATGTCGGAGTCAAACCATAGCACATAATCGAAGTCTCCGGCGATCGCCCTCTGTCCCAAGCCGTTCCTGGCGTCATATACCAGGGAACCGATCTGGAAGCCGCAGGCCACATCGCCGACCTTACGTAAAAGGACCAGGCTCTGCGTGAAAAGCGTCGGAGTCTGATCCATACAGGGTACTGCTATCAAGGTTTTCATAGTGCGGATCTCCTTTCCCTAAGAGCCCTACTTAACGATCTTGACGAACGCACCGGGTGCGACGACCTTCACTGCGCCATACAGACGGCCCAGGACCTCGATGAGGTCGGACTTCTTGGCAGTCAGGTCATCAAACTTAAACTTAATTTCCTCGCCATTCGGCAGGTTGGCCAGCGCGCCATGATCCAGGTCGCCCACGATGCACCAGGTCTCGCCGGTGGTTGCTGCGTCGAAGGACTTGATAGTGTTGCTGTACTCGACCGGCAGACCCTCGAACGGGTCTACGCCGTAGCTGTTGGCGTACTCGACGGCTTTAAATTTGGACCAGGAGGCCCGGTTCATCATGACGACAGGATCAGCTGCCTCGTCGCTCAGCTGGCCCATGGCGGACGCGATCAGGCTCATCGTGATGGTGGTCGCGGTGATCTTCGGGATGCCAGGGCAGGTCGTGGTGGATACAGTGCCGCAGGCGTCAATGTCTGCCAGGAGCTGATCGACGGCCTTCTTGGCGATCCTGTAAGCCAGCTCCGAATAAATGTAGCGAAGGAAACCTTCGCCGCGCATATCCATTACCTCGTCGCTGATAGAGATCCACTTCTTGATGCTGACGGGCACCAGGGTAACGATACCCAGTACCAGGGTCTCTTCAGCAACGGCGTCGCCGCCTTCGGTATGGACTGCAGCATCAGAGCCGCTGATCTCGAAGGACACCTTCAGGTTGCCCTTGATGTAAGCCTTGCGGACTCTGCGGAAGATTCCGTCGCGGTTCCAGGCAGTCTTCACTTCGTCGTACACCAGCTCCGGAACCGGCACAGTGCCGGACACGTTTTCGGTCAGCAGCGCACGGCATTCGGTGTCGTCGTCGGTCTTGATGTAGTTGGCATACGCGTCGATGTATGCCTTACTGTTTCTGATCTCGGCATTGGTCATGTCTTTTCTCTCCTCTTTCTCGATGGGGTCGGTCTTGAGAGCTCCGTCAGCCAGTTTCTTCCGGGTCTCGGCCTTCTCGGCCTCCGCGGCTTCACGGGCTTCCAGCTCTGCCTTGATTGCACGGGCTTCGGCTTCCAGGGCGTTCAGATCGGCACCTTCCGTGTCCACGGCAGCGTTGATCTCCGCCTGTCTCGCACGCAGCTCGGCAGCGGTCATTTCATTGAAGTTCATGGTTAAACCTCCGTTAGCGTGAGGATACGGATCCTCTGCTTCTGTTTTTCTCTTTCTTCGGCCTGCCGGAACTCCTCCGTGAGCTCGCTGATCACTCCGTCAGCCCAGCTCCTTGCCGATATTTCAGTACCGTCATTGGCCGGGATCGATACTGCTGAGACGTCCCACAGCATCGAGATCCCGGTGATGGTACGTAAAACCTTGATCTCTTTCTTCTCGTCGTCCTTGTCGCGGACAACATTGTCCTTGGACACGGTGAAGCCGAAGCTCATCTTGTCCGTGTAGCCGCCCTTGATCTCCTCGTAGAGCTGGCGGCCCAGTTCGGTGCCGCCCAGGTCCGCTTCGACCGCCAGGCCGTGGTCGTCCGTGTGCAGCCGCAGGGTGTTGTTTTTAACCCTGGCAAATACGCGGCCCTCGTGGTTGTACTGCATGATCGTGTCGCGCATGTCGGTCTCCGCGAAGGCGTCACGGTCTACCTGCTCCCAGAAATGCACGCGGTACCCGTCCCAGTCGTCGTAGTCGAAAAGGTGGTACGGCGTGTTGAACGTAGTCGCGTAGCCCCTTACCATCTCCCCATCAGCAAGTCTTTCGTCGACTGGCTCGAAGCTCTGCATGTTGCGGTACTGACGGCCCTCCCGGAGCTTGTCCTCGATAGTTTTATTCAGTGCCATTGTTGTCCTCCTGTATGATCTTGCTGTCGGCGTTGTAGTACTCTCCGCGGATCACGCGCTCGTCTCCGCCATCCACCGGCGGCAGGTTCCAGAACTCGCGTGCGTCGTTGATGCTCAGGATGCCGCGGTCCACTAACTGCGCAGCCACGGACAGCTTCACGGAGTTGGTCATGAACTGCAGGCGGTTCGCCGTGAACAGGATCTCGTTGCCGGAAGACTGCTCCCGGAACGTAAAGAGCATCCTGGTCAAAGTTTCGCTGAGCTGGATCCCGAAGGGCTCGATCGCGCCTTCATAAAAGGCCCCCAGCGAGTCGCCGGTGGCCTTGTTCTGCAGAATATCCTCATTTACGCCGAAGTAATTGCTTACATTGGTCATGATCAGCCGCTGCTGATCCGCGTCCACGATGAACGGCTTGGATTCTATCTGTTTGATGTCGTCGTAGTCGTTCGGCATCAGCAGGAATCCTGACTTGCCGGTGAGGTGCTTCTCCGTGAAGCGGTTCTGTTCCTTCTCCAGGTCGTCTGGATCCACAAACCTCTTATGGCGCGCCATGAACCGGAAGGAGGCACTATTTTTAATGCCTTCCTCAATACCTTGGTGCTGGATGTGCAGCAGGTCGAGGGTCTCCTTAAGTGCAGCGTTGCCGCCGCCGAAAAACTCACGATCATACTGATATTTCGTCAGGATTGCGCAGTTCTCCAGCTCCATCTCCGCAGTCTGGCCCTTCCGGAAGCTGTACTTCACATAAAGCTTGCCCTGGTACTCTTCGACCATCGCGTTCCGTGGATTGATCGGATAGATGCCGATGACGTCGCCATACCGGTCATAGGTCGGAACGACAAACAGGGTGGTATCGACCTCGTATATCGTTCTGGCCTGGTAAAGGAACTGGCTCCATGATTGGAACTCGTTCGGGCCGTGCCGGAGCTTATTTTGTAGGGCCGGTTTTGCGCTGCCTTTCGATGTGAACGCCAGCTTACTCGTGTGCCTGGCCAGCGCATCGATCGCGCTTCTCACCAGCTCCTGTTCATACATCGCGCCCTTCCAGTCCTGGAAGACCGGCGTATAGTTCAATGTCTCGAAATAGGTGGCGGCAGCCTTAACGGCTGCCGTCTTACCAGGGAATAGCTTCTGAAAAAGTCCCATTGTCTCACCTGTCTTTGTTCTGTAAGCGGAACCCTATTTGGTTCCACCATTTCGCACGCACTGTCATCGCGTCGAGCAGTGCTGCCGTTCCGTCTATGTGTTCCTTCGGTGCGATCTTTACCAGGCGCACCTTGTTAAGTTCCACGTCTTGCTTCAGGGCTGCATTCAGCAAATGGTTCTTCAGCAGGTAGTTGTTGCCGAAGTTAAACTTCCTGTCCTTGATCAAACCTTCCGTGTGCCGTATGATCGGGGTCAGATTCGTTCCCTGGTAAACGTCATCCATTTCATAATTGAGGCCCTTCATTTCTTGGACCAGGTACTGCGACGAGTATCTGTCGTATCCTATCTCCAGCGGATATATGCGGTACTCGTTCAGCAGCATGTCGAACCAGGCCTGGACATCGTGGTAGTCCACGAAGTTCTCGCCGGAGGGCGTAAGCAGCCCCTGCTGGATGTATATCTCGTAGGGCACGCCGTCGCGAATCGTCGCCTCCTTGATCTTGTTCGCCGGCAGGAAGAAGTGTGCGAATACATTCAGGATCCCGTCCTTCTCGATCACGACCGTGCACGCTGTGAGATCCGTCGTCTGGCTGAGGTCTATCCCTCCGACTGCATAATGACGGGAGAAATTTTCCAGCTTCAATTCCTCACCAAAACAGGCCGCGATGTCTTGCGCATCCAGCCAGGCGACAGAGCTGTTCTGTTTTACGTTGCAGTATTTGCAGAGGAACTCGCGCTGCTTTGAGAGCGATCCTTCGGCTACTGCGATCTCTTCCAGCAGATAATCGACCGACACCGACACTCCTAAGTTCGGGTTGGCCTTGGCCAGCTCGTCGATGTCGTTCCATTTTGCCGGATCATCCACCATATAAATAAAAGGCAGCAGCCTCGTTTCCTTGCTGTCGCCTTTCAGAAACCTTGTTGCGCGAGCCATCAGCTCGTCGTATATGCTGCCGTCGACATAGCCTGCCGTGGAGCAGCTGAACAGTATCGGCTCCGGGCGGGCACCCATGCCCGACTTCATGACCTCATACTGTCTTAATCCTTTGTCGCCTTCCCAGGACGCGATCTCGTCGCAGATACACAGGGAAGGGTTGAAGCCATCACTCTTTTTAGCGGAGAACGCGATCTTCTTCACCATCCCGTTATGCGCCGGGATGTAAAGATCAGTCATCCGATGCCTTGCCAGCTCCGGATCGTCATACCGGACCTTTGCTTTCTTGTCTTCGTCCAGGGCTTTTTTGCGTTCCTTCCACTCCGGATCCAGCTGCGTCATCATCCATACGTTGTTATAGATGATGTCCGCCTGGTCTAACTTAGGAGCGATGTTGTAGACCCTGGCACCGAAGCCTCCGTTCACGAACCAGTCGTATTTAGCCAGGCCGGAGGCGAACAGGCTCTTGCCGTTCTTCCTGGCGACGATCAGCAGCACTTCGCGGAACTGCCGGTGCCCGTTTTTGTCCACGATCCCGTACATACACGCCACGATGGCTTTCTGCCATAATTCCAGCTTCAGCAGGCCCGGAGCCAGTGGTCCTTCGGTGTGGAACACATGATGCTCCATCCAGTCGATGGCTGCGTTCGCTTTTGAGGCGTCATAGATGTAGATCTTCGCTTCCAGCCCCTTCACGATGATCTCGTAGAGCTTCTCGATCAGTTCGCCCACCGTCACAGAGCCGTTTTTGATCGCCTGGTAGTATTTGTATATCGGATTCGTTTTCTTTCCCATGGGATCCGGCGATGTCTTGCTTTTTCGCGCGTTCTTCGTCAAATTCGTCGCTATATATTTTTTTGACC